ATAAGTTGAGGTACCCCTAGTATAGTCTTCAAAAGAGTATCTTGTCTAATTATCTCATTGTCTACAGAACGCACTCTGTCTATGAGAGCTACCAAAATGCCGTGTTGTGAATCTAATTTTTGACCTAACCGTTCTTCTATTTGAGCTATTTGTGCTGATACTTTTTCATCAAGCACATCTACTTTTGTTTCCATACCATCAATAATTTTATTAATAAGCTTCCAAATAAATAAACCAAGACCGATAGCTGCTGCTATTGGAAAACCAACTTCATTAATTAATTGAACTACGGAATCCATAACAATTAATCAACTCCCCAAATTTTAGTTTTTGTACCTCCATGATACTCAACAGCATGTCCTTCATCTATTAACATTTGACAAATATCGTTACCGTCTTCTGTATAGGGTATACCTAAAATTCTACCGTACTTGCCTTTACCTAAAGATTTAACTTTAAAATTTCCTTTGCAGATTTCTGCTAATCTTACTTTTGCAGCTTTACCCATAATTTTTTCTTTAGCTCTTTCTGGGTATCTTTTTGTGTTAATTCTAGACTCAGGGGTGTCAATGCCTGAAAGACGAACTCTTTGTTTATGTAGTTTAACATCAAAACCTAAATCAAGACAACAGTCAAAAGTGTCTCCGTCTACTATTCTTTCTAGTGTAGCATTATATACAAATGCGTCTGGTGCTTTTTTAGCCATTTAACATTTCCACCTTTTACGTGCTTGGCGTAATCTTGAATTAGGATTTTTAGCTGCTTTAGGAAACTTCTTCATTTGTCCTGCACTTCTAGCACAGTAAGATTTTCTTCTTTTTGCTGCTTTACTTCCTTTTTTAACTTTGCCTGTAACAGCTGTTTTTAATTTACTTCCAGGATTTTTAGCTCTATATGCTTTGACTCCTTTTTTAGTCATCCCCGCACCTGATTTAGTTTTACGGTAATTACCGCCTTTACCAGTAGTACGTCTTATAGATTTTTCCTTTTTCCTAGGCATTATTTCTTTTTACTTTTCTTTTTAGGCTTCTTAGCTGTTTTAGCAGAACGTTTAAAAGCAGCTGCTGTAGGAGCACCTTTAGCTCCTTTCTTACGCATCTTCTTTCCTTCTTTACGTTTTTTATTTATATTGTAATAAAGACCTTTTCTAGCAGTTCTGCCGTCTTTAGTTTTATGTGTTTTCTTTTTTGCGGGCATACTATTCTCCTATTTTTTCTTATGTACTTTTTGTACTGCGAAATTCGCTGCTAAACTAGCACCTTTATGTTTTACAAACTTACCTGTGTGTTTCATTAATTTAAATGATTTACCATTTTTCATCCAATGAAATCCTTTCGGTGCTTTAACTTTCATACTAAACTCCTAAAACTCTATCTTTTAATCTTATCGCTCTTGGACCTACTTGTATAGCCCAACGACTGTCTAACATTTCAACCGCTGCTTTGTCCCAATCTTCTTTTTCCATAGCTGCTAAAAAGTTTTTAAATTTTAATAAACGTGTAATCCCTAAGTTAAAACACATATTAGCCATAACTAAAACTAAATCTTCAGGAAGGTCTCTCCACCACGAAATATTTCTATCTAAATCATTAAAAACATTTTGTATATCGTTTTCAAAACACTCATTAATTCTTTCTTTAGAAACAGGAGTATCTACTTCTTGTCCGTGTTCTGGGTCTGTTTCTAATATTAAATGACCTATGCCAAACGTAGGATAACCTAAATGGTCTAAATAAATTTTATCAATACAGCCTTCATCAAACGTTAATTCTTCTTGTAGCTTTTTTAAATCCATAGTATTCCCTTTTATAATATTTTTACTATTGTGTTTCCACCCGTTAAGACACTTACTTGTCCAAGAGATGATGTTCCTTGAACTCCCTTTTCTGTTCCTGAATAAATATCTGACCATTGTTCTCCTGTCCATAATTGAAGTTGTTTAGTAGTTAAGTTCCAAATAACATCCCCTGTATTAAACTGGTTTATATTTCTTTGAGATTCATTAACGTTTATAGTAGAGCCCACGTTTACTTTATTTAAGCTTAATTCTAATATTCTAACTAAACGATTAAATATTGCGGGGTCTATGGGTCCTATAGCTACAGGAAGTTTCGTTTCTAATAGCTTAGCCATTACCTCATTCCATCAGGTTTTATATCTATACGTGTTGCTCCCAATCTAAAACTCATTCCCACGTCACTCGCATTCGTATCGTTAGATTGAACTCTTAATACTGCTTGTCTTCCTCTTACACGAGTATCTATTTTAGTAGTTACCGAAGTACACCCACTAGTAACTGCTGTAGTAAGTTCTTCTCCAGGAAAATTTCTTCTTTTTAACACAATATCTAAGGTTTGTCCGTCTGCTCCTGTACTTGCAGAACCTGTAAATTTAACATCAGGAATTATTCTACTTATAGACTGATACGCATCTCCTTCGCCTAAATCAAAATCAGCAGATTCTATAAAGACATTAGTCATTGCTGTATTATCATCGTCGTTACCTGTTTCATGGTTGAATAAATACCCAATGTTATCGGTACTAGATGTTGCTTTAGGGTCGCTAAATATACCTTCGTCTATCCAACAAGTTCTGGAAAGTTCTCCTATCATCCATAAATTTTCTTCATAATTATAAGTAACATATCTATCGATAACGTTGCTATCTGCCGAACAATAAAACCAACCGACTTCGTTAAATGCTTTATTAACAAAACCGAATATTTGATAACTTTGTGTTTGGTTTAAATCAGAAAATACATAATCATCTACAGTACATGGAAGTTCTTGTATAGCTCCTGCATAAGCATAAAAACCTTTTTTATCCATCCAAAAAACGCCTTTAGGAGTATTTACCATAGCATTAGGTCCAACAAGACCAACACCTTCATTAACTAGGTTAATTGAAAAAGTAAAAGGCTGACCTACAAAAGTCATAGAATATAAAGACGTATCTGTCCATATCAACGTTTCTTGTCTTGCTCTAACAGCTCCTACGATTGCAGAACCTGCTGAAAGTCTAAAAGACCCTGCTGTATTAGTAGGTAACGGTTCCCATTGTTCTACATTTTCTTGGTCGCTCCAAGCTATAAACATAGGGTCGATAGCCCCTGTTCTAGCCGTGTTTGAATCATTTAAAGGGTCTGCTCCGAAACAAATAACATGCCTATCTACATCAGATACCATCACTTGTAATGCTACTGTTGGTGTTAAATTAGCTCCTGCTAAACTAGATAAAGCAACTGCTCGTGTATTTGTGCCGCTAGACTCGTCCCAATAAAAAACACCTGAACCTCTGGCATTTAAAAGCAAATCTTCTCCAAAATTATCGTGAGACCAAAGTCTTAACTGATTTGTGGCATCTAAAGAAGAAACGCTTCCCCAAGTTCCTGCTCCCCAGTAATCAGACCCCCAACCTGTAGAAGGAACATAAACGTCTAACCCAACATTTAACTGATACGCTCCGTCTACACCAGCACCTCCGTTGCCGCTATCACTTGAATTAGCGGTAGCTGTTGCAGTAAAAGTATATGTATTAACAGTAGGGACTGTGTTTATTTGATATTCTTGATTTAAAACTGCGGCTGTTATATTGCCGCCTAAAGTAGCTGCTCCGCTAAAAGTAACAAAATCTCCAGCAACAGCTCCGTGGTCAGAATCTGTAGCGGTGATAGTTGTAGAACCATCTGTAGCTGCAAAAGTAATACCGTTTGTTGTAGTAGCTCTTATTGGTGTTACATCGTTAAAAACTGTCCCGTCTATAACGTAATATTTCCAAGTAGTTCCTAATCCTAAATATTTTGTTCCCGCTAAATCTACCCAAGCATGAATTGCTCTGCCTGTAGCTTTAAAACTATTGGTAGTGGCTTTAGCCCATCCACCTATTTTTTCTGGCAATCCTTTACGAAAACGAACTAAATTGGAATTCACCCAACCGCCTTCACTAGCGTAATCGGTCGCTTCTTTGTTTATTCCTGGTTTAAATAAAAGTTTTTGAAGAGGCATTAAATCCCCCTATACAAACTTAGCTAAAAATACAACACCGACAATAAAAGGATAGACCGCCCAAATCATGTTATCTAGTTTATCAAAACGTTTTGAGCCGTCTTCCAGTCTTTTATCGATACTTTTATATAATGCTTTACACTCTCTTTCATGAGATTCTATAGCATTTAATGCATCTTTAGCAGTAGCCATTATTTATCTTTGGCTTTTCCGATGTTTAAAGCAAGTAAATCAATAAACTTATACAGTTTACCAATCCAAGCGTCATCTTTAGGGGTGGGTGTTGAAGCTGCTACTATTGAAGCAACGGTTACTATTGTAGTAATCCACATAATTAAATCTACCATTTATTTCTCCTCTTTTTCTTTTAGAACTTCGTCAGCTTTTTCTTTCGTTGAAGCTATAAAAGTATTTTCAAAAACAGTTAAAGCTGCTTGTATCTGGTCTAAGTCAAACTGAATTTTAGATTTTTTATTTCTTAAATCCGTAATTTGATTAGCTAAATACTTTTGCTCCTCACTCATTTCTGTTTCTAAAATTTCGTTATCGCCAATGACGGCTTTATTTTCTTCTTTTTGCATTAGTGCACCTCCTTAGGTGATGGTTTATTAAAATTAATTAGCTGCGATGTATGCTTTACCAGTAGCAACTGCTGCAACGTGAGTAGTCTTTTTACTATCTGCTGCTCCTTTTACATCTGGAGTATCATCATCACTATCAACAGGTGCATATTCTAAAATAAGTTCTAAATGGTCTACGTTCCTTTGTACCATTTCATTTATTTCAGCTTGTGTCATTCCCTCAACGTACCAACTTCCAGCTTTTACACCGTCAATTAAGTTTACGCTATCAGTTCCTGCTGCTAGACATTCTGTTACTGTTTGTGCCATATTATTCTCCTTTTAAAGTTT